GACAGATGGCTTGTTATTGACCCTGTATTTATGGAGTTACTTGGAGATGAAAACTCTAAGTTAATGAACTCTGATTACGGTGGAGCAGGACAATTACAAAATGGTCTTGTTCTTAACAACCTTGCAGGATTTAGAGTATATGTATCAAGTAACCTACCTGCTAAAGGTACTGGTGCAGGTACATCAGGTACTGCAAACCAAGACGATAACTATGGTGTTATTGTTGCAGGGCATGGCTCTGCTGTTGCAACTGCTGAACAACTCAGCAAAACTGAAACATATCGTGACCCTGACTCATTTGCAGACATTGTTCGTGGTATGCATTTATATGGCAGAAAGATACTTCGTCCTGAAGCTATCGTTACTGCTAAATACAACGCAGGTTAAAGGGAGGATTTAACATGGCTACTTTTGATATGACAGCCTCCAGTACAGCAGGTGTTGGAGCAAATGTTATTGCAGTTCCTACAGTAGTAGGTAATCCTGTAAAAACAATAGAAGCAATCTTAGATATTGATGCTATGATTGCTGCAGGTGCAACGATTGCAAACGGTGATGTATTTCAACTTCTTGAAGTACCTGCTGAATCTGTTGTTCTCTGTGCAGGTGCAGAAGTTATGAAACAGTTTACTGCTTCATGTACTGCTGACATTGACTTTGCAGGAGGTGACGATATTGTTGATGGTGACTCTCTTGCTGTTGCTGCAGGTACGTACCTAACAGCAGGTTCTAATGGTCAAACTAATATTGTTAGCACAGGTGCTGCTAACTTAATTGGTGAGACAATTCCTGCTGATGGAAACACTGCTCCTGTAACTGTTACCGCAACAGATACTATTGATGTTACTATTGCAGGTGCTGCTGCAGCTACTGGACGTTTAAGAGTATTTGCAGTCATTGCAGATATTTCTGCTGCACACAAAGAAGCTGCTATAGCTTCAAGAGACTTAGTATAAGTTACTAATAAGGGGGCAGGGAAACTTGCCCTCTTACTTATAATAAAGGATAGTAGATGGCAACAACGTATATAACATTAGTAAATGATTTACTACGTAGATTAAATGAGGTTACTCTTGATACTTCAGGAGATGGTTTTGCTAGTGTCAAAAATGTGCAAGCAATAGCTAAAGATGCTATTAATAATGCCATACGAGAAATACTACAGGATGGACATCAGTTTCCATTTCTTAAATCAACAAAATCTCAAACACTTACAGCAGGTACAGGAACATACGATTTTCCTACTGATATGGCAAGTGTTGATTGGGATACATTTTATATAAATAAATTAACAAGTTCTAATAATACAGCTAGAGCGTTATCTACTATTCCTTTTGAGCAGTATATTCAAAGTTATAGAACCTTGGAAGATAGTTCAGGAACAAGTGGACGTACTGCTCCAAGTATTATTTATCAGACAGCAGAAGAAAAATTTGGTGTGACACCTATTCCTGATGCTGCATATATTATTGATTATGTGTACTATACATTTCCTGCTGATTTAGATGCGTATACAGATACAATGATTATTCCAGATCGTTTTAAATATATTCTTATAGATGGTGCTATGGTTTATATGATGCGATTTAGATCTAATGAACAAAGTGCTCAGATACACCAACAAAAATTTGATGATGGAATAAAAGTAATGCGTAGACTTTTATTAGATGACCCTATCTATATAAGATCTACTATGATTAATAGGATGAATCGCTCTACAAATATGTTAAGTTTAGGAAGTTAAATGGCAGATTCAGTAACTACCTTCAAAGCGGTATGCAGAGGAGGTTTAAATACTGGTAGTGATGTGCTTTCTTTAAGTGAACAAGCAGCAGGTGCATCTATTCAGTTAGTTAATTATGAACCCAACTTAGAAGGTGGGTATAGAAGGCTATCTGGATTTGCTAATAACATGGGTACAGTTACAGGTACAGGTTCTGTATTAGGAGTATGCGTAGCTAACGGAATACATCAAGGTATATTTGGAGCTAGAACACCTTCTTCTGGAGCTAACTATCTACACCATTGGAATTTTTATTATACAATAGCTGTAACATCAGGACAAGGAACAAATCTTACTGTAGGGGAATCTGTAACTGCTGTAGTTAGTTCAAGTGACAGTACAGCAGTAGGTGCTACAGGTACAGTTATAGCTACAGCATCTGCATCTGTAACTATAGATTTTGGATTTAATCCTACTACAATTTTTTCTAGTGGTAATGTAATTACAGGAGGAACTTCATCAGGTACAGCTACAGCTACAGGTAATGCTACTGTAATAGGTTGGACAGAAATAACATCTGATTTTATAGCTAATGACCCAGATGGAGTTTCTGCTTCTGCTTCTATATCGTTATCTTCAGGAGTTGCTTCAGCTACAATAGGTGGAGCATTAGCTTCAGGTGGAGCAGTTAATTTTACTACATCAGCTTCTGAACAACCTAGAAAAGTTACGGTAACTGCAAGTGGCAATGAATCAGGTAGAACATTTACTATAACAGGTACAAATTATTTAGATAGTGCTCAAGTAGAAGTAATAACTGGACCTAATAATTCTACTGTTTCTACTACAAAGTATTTTAATACAGTAACAAGTGTAACTGTTAGTGCTCCTTTACAAGTTATAGTTAAAGCAGGTGGTAATGAATCAAGTAGAACATTTACTATAACAGGTACAGATTCTAAAGATGCTACACTAATAGAAGAAGTTACTGGACCAAATGCTAGTACATCAACAAGTTCTAGTTCTTTTAAAACTATATCTTCGATAGCAGTAGATGCAGCAACTGCAGGTGCGATAGAAGTAGGAACATCTGCAGATGACAATGGAATATGTGCATCTCAAACTCCTTCAGGTGCAAGTAATTTAACAATTAATGGTGCATTAGCATCTAGTGGTGCAGTTAGTTTTGGAATAGCTACAGCAGGTGCAATAACAATAGGTTCAGGAGCAGGACAATACAGACCTTCTGATCCTACAATGACAGGTGTATCTAAAATAAGATTTGAAAAAATAAACTTTGGTACACCTAAAATAGTATTAACAGATGGTATTAATCCTGCAGCTACTTATGATGGAAGTAACTATATACAAATAACAGATGCAGATGCACCAACAGATCCTAAAATAGCAGCAGAGTTTCAAAATCATTTATTTTTAACAGCAGATCCTGCAGAAGTTAGTAACTTATATTTTAGTGCTCCTACAGTAGAAACAGATTTTGATCCTGCAAATGGTGCAGGAGTTATAAATGTAGGATTTGAAATAGTAACAATTAAAAAGTTTCGTAACGTATTATATATTTTTGGAACTAATAATATTAAAAGACTTGTAGGTGAAAACTCAGCTAACTTTAGATTAGAAACAGTTACGTCAAATTTAGGTTGCCTAGCAAGAGATAGTGTAGTAGAATTAGGTGGTGATTTATTATTTCTTGCACCTGACGGTATTAGACCGATTGGTGGTACAAATAAAATTGGTGACGTTAACTTAGAAACAGTATCTAAAAATGTACAAGCTACTGTTAATAATCTTATTACAGGAGAAACACTAGATAATTTATCTTCTGTAATAATTAGAAGTAAATCACAGTTTAGATATTTATTTTCTACGTCAGGTTCTAATGGTCTTATAGGTGGATTAAGAGAATATCAAGGTCAGTATGGATTTGAGTTTGGTCAGTTATTTGGATTAGAATGTACTTGTGCAGACAGTGGATACATAGGACAAACTGAATTTGTTATTCATGGTTCTAGTTCTGGTAAATTATTTCAACAAGAATCAGGAACTTCTTTTGATACAGAAAATATATTAAGTATATATAAAACCCCTTTTGTTTATTTTGAAAATCCAGAACAAAGAAAAAACTTTTATAGCACATCTACATATATGAAAGCAGAAGGAAGTTTTAACATAGCGTTAGCTGTCACGTATGATTACGATAATACAGATATTATTACCCCAGAAAACTTTAGTATGGCTAATGATTCCCCTGGAGCTTTCTTTGATAGTGGTAGTAATATAGCTATATATGATACTACCGATATATATGATGGTAATCCATCGCCAGTAGAATCAGTTAGTTTTTCTGGTTCAGGAAAATCTATAGCATTTACTTATGTTACAGATGATACAAACGAAAGTCATAGTATTCAAGGATACACAGTCACATATGGATTAGGAGATGTAAGGTAATGGCAGGTTATACAAGAACAAATACTGCAGATATACAATCAGGTACTGTTGTTAAATCTGCCCCAATAAATGCAGAACTTAATGCTGTAGTTGCTGCAATGCATGCAACAACAGGACATAAACACGATGGTACTTCAGCAGAGGGTGGACCTGTAACACAACTGCGAGATGCAGATGGTGATACAAAAGTAAACGTAGAAGAGTCTGCAGATGAAGATAAAATTAGATTTGACATTGCAGGTACAGAACAACTTATAATTCAGGATGGTGCTATATTACCTACAACAGACAATGATATAGATTTAGGTTCTGCATCATTAGAATTTAAAGATTTATATTTAGATGGTATAGCTCACGTAGATACATTAGACGTAGATGTTAATGCAACTGTTGCAGGTACATTAGGTGTTACAGGTGCAACTACTCTTGGTGACATACTTTCCATACCAGATGGTTCAGCTTCTAATCCTTCTATTACAAATACTGGCGATACTAACTGTGGATTATTTTTTAGTGCAGCAGACGAAATTGCTTTTACTGCAGGGGGTACAGCACAGGTAATATTTGCTGATGGTTCTATTACTCCTCAAACAGATAATGACATAGACTTAGGTTCATCTTCTTATGAATTTAAAGATGGATACTTTGATGGTACTGTACATACAGATGCTATTAATTTAAATGGTACAGCTATTACATCTACAGCAGCAGAAATAAATATTCTTGATGGTGTAACTTCAACAGCAGCAGAATTAAATATTTTAGATGGGGTTACAAGTACTGCAGCAGAACTAAATACTTTAGACGGGATTACTGCAGTAGTTGGGGAACTTAATGCATTGGACCTTGGTTCTACGGCTGTAGGTAATGCCATAGCAAGTAAAGCAGTAGTACTTGACTCTAACAAAGATTACACAGGACTACGTAATGTAACAGCTACAGGTGCAATTACAGCAGGTTCATTTGTAATTGGTGATGCAGATATAAACGAAAATGATTTAGAATCTATTGATGGAATTACTGCAGGTACAATAGCAGCATCTAAGGCAGCAGTTGTAGATAGCAATAAAGACATTACTGGATTTAGAAATGTAACACTTACAGGTGAATTAGATGCAGCTACCTTAGATATAAGTGGTGATGCAGATATTGATGGCACGTTGGAAACAGATGCTTTATCTCTTAATGGTACTGTTGTTACAAGTACTGCAGCAGAACTTAATACTCTAGATGGTATTACAGCCGTTGTAGGCGAACTCAATGCTTTAGATTTAGGTAGCACTGCAGTTGGTACAGCTATAGCTTCTAAGGCTGTAGTATTAGATAGTAACAAAGACTACACAGGCATAAGAAACTTTACAATTACTGGTAACTTAACTGTGGGTGGAACACAAACAGTTGTAGACACAGTAACGATGAACGCACAAAATGCTATTGTGTTTGAAGGTGCAACTGCAGATGACCACGAAACTACACTAACAATTACAGACCCAACTGCAGACAGAACAATTAAACTGCCTAATCAAAGTGGTACTCTACCTGTATTAGCAGCAGACAGTGACACAGCAATAACCTCTACACCTGCTGAATTAAACTTGTTGGACGGTGTGACAGCAACTACAGCAGAACTTAATATATTAGATGGTGTAACATCAACTGCTGCAGAATTAAATATACTTGACGGTGTAACATCAACTACAGCAGAGCTTAATATATTAGATGGAGTAACTTCTACAGCAGCAGAATTAAATACGTTAGATGGTATTACAGCCGTAGTGGGTGAGTTAAATGCATTAGACTTAGGTAGTACTGCAGTAGGAACTGCCATTGCATCTAAAGCAGTTATTTTAGATAGCGATAAAGACTACACAGGAATACGTAACTTTACTACAACAGGTACTTCAACATTTGCTACTTTAAGTGATGGTTCAATATCAATAGCTAATTTTGTAAATGAATCTTCGGGTATAAGTTCTAATGATAATGATACTACGATACCTACAACAGCAGCTATTAAAGATTATGTAGATACGGTAGCAGGTCAAGCTAACAATGTAACAGGACTAACAGCTTCAGGTGCAGAACTTAATGTGTTAGACGGTGCAAGTGCAGGTACAATAGTAAATAGCAAAGGTGTTATCTACAGTTCAGGTGGTGTTGTTAATGCTACAAGTTTATCTATTGCAGGTACGGCACTTACAGCTACAGCAACAGAGTTTAATTTACTAGATGGTGGTAGCACAGTGGGTACAACTACTGTAGCATCAGGGGATGGGTTGTTGACTAATGATGGTGGCACAATGCGTCAAACAAATATTGACACGTTTGATACCTATCTTTCAGCTACAACTAAAACTCTTACAAACAAAACCCTTACTTCTCCTGTACTAACTTCACCCAAATTTGCAGATGGTGGGTTTATAGCTGATGCTAATGGTGCAGAGATGCTTGTGTTTCAAACAGTTAGTTCAGCAGCAAATGCTCTTGAAATAACAAACGCAGCAGCAAGTGGTGCAGTTGTTATAGGAGCAATGGGTAGCGACACTAATGTAGACATTGACATTACACCAAAAGGTACAGGTGAAATAAATATTGCAGCAGGTAATTTAAACTATGCGAGTACAGCTATAACTTCTACTGGTGCTGAACTTAACTTAGTAGATGGTTCTTCTGCAGGTACAATAGTGAATAGTAAAGCTGTAATATATGGTTCATCTGGTGAAGTTAATGCAACAACTTTACAAATAGGTGGAACATCAATTACATCTACAGCAGCAGAAATAAATTTAATTGATGGTGGTACAGCAAGAGGTACAACAGCATTAGCTAATGGAGATGGTATACTTATTAATGATGGTGGTACAATGAGAATGACTTCAGTTGAAACTGTTAAAACATATATGGCAGCAGATGCTGCTACAACAGGTAAAGCCATAGCTATGGCAATCGTATTCGGATAAAAGGAGAAATAGAATATGGCACATCCAAATATAGTTAATGTATCGAGTATCCATGCTCAGTCCATTGGCTTTAATTTATCAAGCACAGCAACAACTACATTGTTTACGGTTGGTGATGATAGAGTTATAAAAGTAAACAACATTATGGTTGCTAACGTAGATGGTACAAATGCAGCAACAGTTGATTTGTTTGTTACTAAAGCTCAAGTAGACACAGAAGATGATGCACTCGTAGGAGCATTTACTACAAACATAGATATTACTGGGAGTTTTTACTTAGCTAAAACAATTACTGTACCTGCTGATGCTACTTTAGTTTTACTATCCTCACCCATTTATTTATGTGAAGGAGATATTCTTAAAGGTGGAGCAAGTGCAGCAAGTGACCTAGATATGTTTATATCATATGAATTAATTAATGACGCTTAATAAAGGTTAGTAAATGGGCAAGTTAAACAAAGGCGGTTATCTTGGTGGCTTTGACCAACTAAGAGCACCTGACGCACCAACGATAGCAGTTACAGCAGGTAATGAACAATTATCTGTAGCTATTACTGCTCCCACTTATACCACTGGAACGATTGCTTATTATTGTGCAACTGCTATTGCAGGGGGAGTATCTACAGGTGCTGAAGCCACATCTAGTCCTGTTACTATTACTGGATTAACGAATGGTACAACATATACTGTTTCTGGTGTTGTTAAAAGTGAGTATGGTTCAAGTCCTTCAAGTGATACAACTACAACAAGTCCAACATCTCTTAATTCTAGAGCTTTATTTGGTGGGGGTTACCCTAATACAAACGTAATACAACAAATAGAAATTGCTACAACTGGTAATGCTACAGACTTTGGTGATTTGAGTGCTCAAAGAAGTGCAACTACTGCCACATCTTCTAATACAAGAGGTGTGTTTATGGGGGGTAGTCTTAGTAATCAGCAAAAAGATATTATGGAATATGTAACCATAGCATCAGCAGGTAATGTTACTGATTTTGGTGATTTAAGTGGAGCAAGACAAGCAGCAGCACCTATTTCAAGTAGTACAAGAGGAATTATTTGTGGTGGAGATACGTCTAGTAATGGTCAAGGCGGAGTTAATATAATGGAATATATAACTATAGCAAACACAGGAAATACGACAGATTTTGGTAATTTAGATACAAATCTGATGAATTTATCTGGTGGGCAAAGCACAACAAGAGGTTTGGTAATGGGGGGTGAGGGAGGTAGTCTTAATAATATTGACATAGATGTTCACTACATAACTATAGCATCAGCAGGTAATGTTACTGATTTTGGTAGTTTATCCGCAGCAAGATGTTTTACTAATAATGGTTCTGTTTGTTCTAATACGAGATGTATTATTGGAGGAGGAGTAGTTGATAATTCTTTTACTGCAACTAATATAGTAGAATATTTTACAACAGGAACTCTTGGTAATGCCACAGACTTTGGAGATTTAACTGATACAAGATACCCCACGGCAGGAGCAAGCAGTCATGTAAGAGGTGTTTTTGCAGGTGGTAATAGTGCAGGTCCGAATGTAAATATTATAGATTATATAACCATAGCATCAGTAGGCAATGCCACTGACTTTGGAGATTTATTAGCTGAAGTTCAAAAAGTTGCAGGGCTTTCTGGTGCTCATGGGGGTCTTTCATAATGGTTAATCGCTCAGGAATATGGGATTTAAGACAAGTAGGTGTTAACGAAGTTAATCAGTTTTGGAAAACTTTATATTTATTCCAAAGAGCAGTATTTATGGGTGGGTCAGGGTACGCAGCAGGATCGACAAATGCAGCAACTAATGTAGATTATCGAAATACTATAGATTATGTAACTATAACTACAGATGGTAATGCGACTGATTTTGGAGACTTAACAAAAGGTAAACAAAAAAATGGTTCTGCAGGTGCATCTACTACTAGAGCCGTAAATATGGGAGGCGTTGTGTCTGATACTGGAGGTGGTAGTAATGTTGACAACCATAGTAATCTTATCGATTATATCACACTAGCAACAACAGGTAACGCTACAGACTTTGGCGATTTAACAGTAGGACGTGCATCTCTTGCAGGAGTAAGTAATCAGACTAGAGCAGTAGCAGGTGGTGGTATACTTAGTGGGGGTTCTAGAAGTAATACAATAGATTACATTACGATAGCCTCTACTGGTAACGCCACAGACTTTGGCGACAGAACTGAAACTTCATACTTACTTGGGGGAAACATACAATCTCCAACAAGAGGGTGTTTTCATGGTGGTGACGGTTCTGATGTTACTCCTACTATAGAATATATTACTATAGCAAGTGTAGGTAATGCTACTGACTTTGGTGATTTAACAGAACAACATTACTCAGGAGCAGGATGTTCAAGTAACACTAGAGGAATAAGAAATGGTGGTCATAATAATTCTGCTGTTGTAAATATAATCGATTACATTACGATTGCAAGCACTGGCAATGCTACAGATTTTGGTGATTTACGCACAGTATTAAGTGGACACGGTTCTACTTCAAATCACACTAAAGGACTTATAGCAGGTGGAAATTCTCATGCAGCAAATCACGAAATACAAAAAATTACGATAGCTTCTACAGGAAATACCAGTGACTTTGGAGATATGACAGTAGGTAGATTTGGTACAACTGAAAGTTTTGCTGCAGCATCTGGTGCTCATGGAGGTCTTGGATAATGCCTAAATACACAGGTGGATTTGTAACAAATACAGAAGTAATTCCTGCAGGAGGTTTTTCTACTAGTGTAGCATCTGGTGTTTGGTCTATTCAAGAAGCACTTATGTATCATAAAGCAGGTATATTTCCAGTGTCAGGAAGTTTTAATACTATTGGAATGTTTATGGGTGGTAAGGATGGTTCAGATAATCTATTAAACACAATACAAACTGTGAATATTACTACTGGTGGAAACACTACAGACTTCGGAGATACAAGTGCAGGTTTTGAAGAGGGATGTGCTGTAGGCAGTGCAACAAGAGCAGTATATCATTTAGGTTATACAGGCTCTATTGTAAATACAATTGAATATGTTGCGTTTGCCACAGCAGGTAATGGTGCAGACTTTGGGGATTTAGCAATTACAAAATCTAATAGAGGCAGTTGTGGAAATTCTACAATAGGTACATTTGGTGGTTCAACTAATAACAGCTTTGAAAATAACATAGACCAAATAAATATTGTTTCAACAGGCAACGCTACGGACTTTGGTGATTTAACCGTTGCAAGAGGTTCTTGTGGAAATGGAATAAATAGTACAACTAGAGGTTGTTTTTTTGGTGGCCCTACTGATGGTTTTGGTAATAGGTCAAATGTTATCGACTATATTACGTTTGGTTCAGCAGGTAACGCTACAGATTTTGGAGATGTAACCAATGGAGACAATTGTAGACAAGGTGGTGGAGCAAGCAGTTCAACCAGAGGTGTTATGGCACAGGGAAATTCTACAAATGTGCTTAGTTATATAACAATTGCAAACACTGGCAATGCAACGGACTTTGGTGATTTAAGTGCTGTTGCTAGAAATATAGGTGGGGTCTCTAGCGGTACAATAGGTGCTTTTACTATTGCTAGAACTGTAGTTACAATTGACCAAGTAACCATAGCAAGTACAGGCAATGCAACGGACTTTGGTGATTTACTTACAGCTACTTCAGATGGTAGAGGAGCAGCTAGTAATGCTCATGGTGGAATAGCTTAATTTTAAAAGGAAAAAAAAACATGGCTCATAAAGTAGTAAAATATAGATTAGAAGCAGACGGTACAATACCAACTTGGTTAAAGTTTGGTGTGTCTCAAAGTACAGGTGGTATGTATCCTATAGCGGATAATACTTTTTCAAGCCCAAGAGACTATGTAATGATTGGCATTTCAGATGATGGAGAGGCAATACCAACAGATGCAAAGGTAGGTGAGATAGCAAGTAAAGACGACTTAACAACATATCTTACAAGTATCAGTGTAGTAGATGGCACACAAACTTGGAAACAAATAAATAGTGATGGCGAAGAAGAAGACTTTGTACCTGCTACAGCAGCGACTGCAATATGGAATGACTTAGACACATTGAATGGATAGTGCGTATATATACTACAAGAAAATAAATGTAGATGAATTGCAGTATGGAGTTAACAGACCTAGTTCGTGGTGGAATGAAATATCTATAAGATTAGAAGGGTTAAATAAAATAAAAAAATCTATACAAGAAGAAGGTCTTAGAAATCCTTTAATTGTAAATGAAACGAATAACAAATACATAGTTGAAATAGGAAATCAAAGACTTCAAGCTTTAAAGGATTTAAATATAAAAAACGCAGACTGTGTATTGTATACAGATACAGAAGATAAAAATTTAAAAGAAATAAAAACATTAGAAGATTTGAATATGTATTTTAAAGACCCAACTTCTTCTTGGAATTATCCAGAACCTAGCAACAGAAAATTTTGGGGCAGTTACTAAAATTAAATTCTTGACAAACACAAAATAATATAGTACAATTGGGTACACCTACCCTGTCAAGAAAAAGGATATATAATATATGAAAAATGAATTAGTAGTAAAGACTATAGGAACTTCACTGGTTGATGCAAAACCAGAGTACAAGACTATGCTTGCTAACATAGACGAAAAAATGCCAGCGATTCAACATGCATCTTCTAACTTCTATAAATCCCATTCACAGTTTATGAGTGTGACTTTAGACGTAACAGCTATTACACCTATACGTTCTATCAAACACACACTAGCTGAAATAGATAAAACTAAAAGTGCGTTGCAAGAAGCACACATTAATATGCAAAAGAAAGCTGTTAAGTTAAAAAAGAAACAACGTAAACTAGAGAAGTGTACAGATGATTTAGACAAAGAAATGTTAGAAATAGAAGTACTTGAGCTACAAACGCATTCGTTTAATGCACAAAACTCTGTACAAGCTGCAGTACGAAAGATGAACTTCTTTGTAAATCAATATGAATCTTTACTTAATCATTTAGGCATAGATGAGATTACAGAAGAAATGTATGAAGTAGAAGAAAACAGATACCACATAATGACAGCCATGAAACAGGCACTTATATCTGCTAGACCTAGAGGTGGTTCTATAGATGAAGGTAATCAAATATATATGTTTGACTTAGGTATTAGTGGAGCACAGGCACAGGCAGAAGTGTACGCATATCTTAATTTTGAAAATGAGTTAATTAAAAAGGGTCAAGCTCCGACTCATGAGCATACTATGCAGTGGTTAGAAGCGTGTGCAGACAAGTTTGCTGATGACCCTAAGAAATTTACACAGCGTAGAGGTTTTACTATACTAGATAAACAGTCTCTAACTAACACACCTCAGTTAGAGAATAATAATGAACAATAAGGAGTAGTACCATCGACCCTATAAGCATTGCCCTAGTTTCATTCACTGCTCTTAAAAAGGGCATTGCTTTAGGTAAAGACCTTTCAACTATGGGCAAAGACCTAAACAAAGTCTTTGATTTTATTGATGGAACAAAGCAAGCCCAGAAAACTGGTAATAAAAATGACCCACTCTCCGATTACATTGCCTATGAAAAGGCACTGGACATGGAGAAACAACTAGAGCAGGTCATATGGGAGACAAGAGGGTCAAAGGGTGTAACTACCTTTAAACGCATGAGAGCACAAGCTACAGAGCGAGACAGGCAGTCTAAGTATGCATCCATTAAAAGACGCAATCAAATAGTTAATGTACTTTCTATTATATTTGGCATAGTTGTATTTGCAGGTGGTCTAGTAGGCATGATATTTCTTGCCAAGTATTTACAGGAGTTACAGTAGTATGGAAATTAGCCCTATAATATTTTGGAATGTAGTCTTAACACTTATAATAGCACCTGCATTCTGGACATTTAGAAACCTTATGCAGGAAGTTAAACGCATAGATATACTCCTGAATAGAACAAGAGAAGACTACGCTACTCGTAAAGAAATGAGAGATGACATGAAGTTAGTTGTTGATGCACTACACAGAGTAGAAGATAAATTAGATAGAGTATTGAGCAAGGAATAAATTAGATGGCAAGTAAACAATTTAGAATATCTCCTGAAGCTACAAAAAGAATAGCAGAAAGTATGTCACCACCGTATACAGGTGATATGCGTAAGTTTCCTGAGTTTCTTAAAAGTAGTGCAGCAGGGCAAGCTAAACTAGCTGCTATTAAAAAAGCTGCAGGTGGTATGATTTTAAAAGCATCTGCAGGAACATTTGCAAATAGAAGAGATGCATCCATTGGTTCTAAAGTTGGAGAAACTGTTACTGTTGGTGGTAAATCATATGTTAAAACTGCAGGACGTAATGCAGGAGAAGTTGCTTATTTAAAACCTGTAGAAGCAGAGACAACACCTGTAGAAACACCTGTTATTACACCAACTGTTGCACCACCACCACCACCACCTGCTCCTATTAAACCTATAGGAGATGCAATGACAGATAGAGCATTTAATCCTAATTTACAAGGTGAGCAAAGAGTTGCTCCTGAAAAAATAGAAGTAAAAGAAAATCAATTAATTAAAGAAGGCACAGGTTCATTAGAAGGAGAAGGAGCTAAAGCGGAAATAACTGAAGGTGTTACTGCAGAGGCAACAGCACCTGTTCAATCTAAAACTGCTACGGTAGATCCTACATTAATAGGAGACAACATACCTGAAGCAACTGCTGTTAAAGGTGAGGTATCCCCTGAAGCAGTTATAGATCCTGAACAACAAACAGATACAGCTTTAACTGATATGGAAGCCGTGCAAGGTACAGCACAAACTGTTAAAGATGCTCCTGTACGTACAGTGCAAGAAGGAGAAATGGATGTAGGTTCTACTGTAGATATGGATAAGGTAGGAGAAACCTTTGGTACAGGAGAAGTAAAAGCTGCATCTGTTAAAGATGAATTAACTACATTAATGGATGAATTTGAAGGGGGTAATAATCCTGTTTGGGCTACAGGTGGTATGCGTAAAGCAAATCAAATACTTGCAGCAAGAGGATTAAGTGCTTCTTCTATGGCAGGGCAAGCTATTATACAAGCAATGATGGAATCTGCATTACCTATTGCTCAAATGGAAGCAAACAATAAACAACAAATGAATCTAATGAAAGCAGAACAACGTGCTAAGTTTTTACAATTAGATTTTGACCAAGAGTTTGAAGCTAAAGTTATTAAGGCAACTAAAATTAGTGACATAGCTAACATGAACTTTAATGCAGAACAACAAGTAGCATTAGAAAATGCACGTATGGCACAAACAATGGAGTTGGCTAACTTAGATAGTAGAAAAGCTATGCAGATGGCACAAGCTGCACAAATATCACAGCTTGAACTAACAAACTTAAACAACAGACAACAAGCAGAAGTAATGAATGCCCAAAACTTTTTAGCTATGGACATGGCAAACTTAGATAGAGAACAAGCAACTGAAATATTTAATACTCAAAACCGTGTTCAAACTATGTTTAACGATCAAGCTGCTTCTAATGCTGCTAAACAATTTAATGCGTCTAGTGAAAATCAAACAAATCAATTTTTTGCAGGTTTAAAAACTCAAGTGGATATGCAAAATGCTGCACAAAAAACTGCTATGTCTCAATTTAATTCAGGACAAAAGAATGCAGCATCACAATTCAATGCAAGTGTACAAAATCAACGTGACCAGTTCAATGCACAGAACCAGATGGTAATTGCACAGGGTAATGTGCAGTGGAGAAGGGCTATAGCTACTGGAGATACTGCTGCTATTAATAGAGCTAATGAATTAAATGCTACTGCTTTACTTAATATGTCAAGTCAAGCCTATCAAAATTTGTGGCAAGAACATGCGGATACTATGGAACGATCATGGAAGACAGCAGAAAATGCTCAAGACAGATTAAATCAACTAGCAGCTATATCTATGCAAGGTGAAATAGATATGACTCTTGGGGATAAAGAGGCTAAGTCTAACAACATGGGAATAATTGGAAATTTAATAGGAAAAGTAATAAATCCGTTTAGTTAATAAGGAGAAACACGTATGATATATGGTAATGCTAAACCTGCAATGAAAAAAACCATGAAAACATTTAATAAAAATTATAAAGCTGTAGTTGCAAAACAACAAGACCCTAGAGAACAGTATTCTAATTCTTTAATGACTAGAAAACCTAAAAAACAAACTATGAATACTATGCCTAATCAACCTAGTATGTATGTTGAGGGTGCAGTAAGACAACTAAGAACAATGAGGAATGCATAATGGTAGAGTTCCCACAATTTGACGCACCAATAGCAGGTGAATCTTTAACTGCTGAACTAGGTTCTCGTCCTTGGCAAAGTCCACCACAGTTTGCAAAGGTAGAGGACGTAATAGGTTTTTATACAGAAAAATTACTAGATCCTAAAGTATCAAGTAATGTCGTTGTTGCACTAGATAACGATATACCTATTAGCGTACTTGTAAATAGTATGATGCTTGGTTCAGTAATGGAAGGCATTCACACAATAGATGTAGGTGTTATTGTAACTCCATTGCTTGTAGAACTATGTGAGTTTATAGCTAATGAAGCAGAAATAAAATATACTACAGGTTTAGAAGAAGAAGATGACGATAGTATTATAGATAGTGTTGTAGGAAAAAAAGCTATAGAACAATTTAAAAAGCAGAGTGGAGAGGACGATGAAGAACCTACGTTAAGTAAAGAACCTGCACCTGAACCAAAAGGGTTGATGGCTAGACCTACACAAGAACCAGAAGGAGTAATGTAATGTCACTATTATCTTTTGTAGGTGGTATAGCACAAGGTATGTCAGAAGACATAGATAGAAAACGTGCTCTTGCTGATAAGAAAGACTTAGCTGCTGAACAATTAGAAAATCAAATTAAAGCTATGACAGAACAAACTGCTATAAACGATAGGCAGTATGAAGCAAGAAAAAAATTAGAAAAAGCAGAAAGAATAGCTAAAAATATGAGCACTTATACTGCAATGAATATACCAATCGAAGCTGCAAAAGCCTTTGCTACATCTGATAGTGATGATTTAAAAACAATGATTTTTAATCGTGCTCAAAATTTTCCTGACACAGATTGGAATGCTCTTATAGAAATATCAGAAAATACTGGGGAAGAAATAGATGGCATAATACAACCGTCATTTCGTTTTAAAAGTGGTGCATTGTTTGAAACAAAAAGAAAAACTTATGACACAATAAAAGAGCACTTTGAAGCAGCAAGAGTATCGTTAGCTCAAGCAGAAATAGATGGCAATGTAACAGAAATAAATAAATTTAAGGAACGAGTTAAAGGATTTGCAAAGTATTTAATACCAAAAACAGATGATGATCCATTTGCAAAAGAAAAACTTAGTAGTCTTGCATCGTCTAGAATGGGTATAATATTAGGAGAAAAATATGCTAAAGAATCAGCATCAGGTAATATACAAACTATAATACGTGGAGACTACTTTCAGTTTGCAGAAAAATACGATACCTTTATAAAAGATTTTGAAGCTGTTACAAAAGATAAAGCAGATTTAGCACAGGTTCAAAACTACTATGATACACATAAATCTACACAACAAACAAACATAAATAACGCTATAGAATCTATAGAAGCAGGTGGTACAGGTGTTAAAAATAAAATTGTTACATTGGACATACCTAGTTCTGTGCATAAAAATGGAGGTGAAGCTATAGCAAAATACATAAAAGATAATATAACTAGTAAACCTATTAAGTTAAATGATGTTCTTCAGTATAATTTAATGTTACCACCAGAGCAACAAACTCCCGATGAAAAATCTATGGGAGCTAAAAAAGGACTTTGGGGTGGTAGTTTTCAAAAATCATTTACCGATACAGGTTTTAAATTTCAATATGTAGTTATGTAAAGCGTAAGGATAATTATATAATGGGTTGGACAGACAATCTTATTACTAATAATAATAATATTAATATAGATAACGAAGAAGAAGAAACTATTACGATTGATAGTGGCGATTCTTTTACTTCTAATCTTATTCCCCCAGACGATAAAACTATTTTAAATGAGGAAGAACAACACACAACTATCATTGAGCCGAATACAGATACAGATGATGAAGACCTAGATGCAGATGATAATACTTTTACAGGAAAACTTTCTGCTGTAGCTAGTGATGTAGGCGAAGCCTTTACATCAGGTGAAATATTTAGGGCTATACCTGCAGGTGCTGAACGTGCTATTAACCAAACAGCTAAGTTTCTTAGTGATACAGCTAACTACGTAGAGGACAAGTTAGGTATTGGTGAACAGGGCAAGCTGACATTTGGGCAGGGTGCATTAGATTACATCAGTAATATGGATTATATTAGTGACGAGTTTGATACAGTCACTGGTGCTATGGCATCTAGTATATCACAGTTTGCTACTGGTATGTTTCTTACTAGAGGACTAGCTACAGCTAAAAATGCAAGCACTGTCCGTAAGATAGCTAACACTGCTATGCGTGGTGCTATTGCTGACGCTGTTGTATTTGATCCACAGGAAGCAAACATATCTAGGGTAATGAAAGACAATGAATGGTCTATACCTGTAGTAACAGAGTTCTTAGCTACGGATCAAAGTGATGGTGATTTTAAAAACAGATTGCGTAATGCAGGAGAAGGTATCATAGCAAGTGGTTTACTTGACAGTATGTATCATGGTGTTAAAGCAGTAAAACTTAGCCGTAAAGCAAGACTAGAAATAGGAAAAGATGGTCAGGTAAGTAAGAGTACACAAGCAGACATAATTAGAAATGAAGTAGACGAGGCTACTAATACAGGACCAAAAGAACTTACTCAACAAGAAAAAGATTTAGCTAAAGAAAAAATAAGAGTGAGTAAGTTAGATGTTAACTTAGCTAGAAGTAAAACCGTAGAAGAAGTAGAAAAACAAACTGTAGAAAATGCTAAGATAGCCAAGGATAATACAGCACTTAGAAAAACATTGGCTAAAGAATTTGAAGAAGGTGCAGGTACAGGAAAGGGAAGTATAACTACTAATGGAGAAATAGATTTTAATAAAGCTGTAACTTTTAGAGAAGAGTTAGCAACAAGAGCACAAAAAAATTTAAAAGATGAAGACATTGATGTAGTAGTAAAAGAAGAAGACGATATGTTTACTCCTTTTTTAAATGAAACAGAGTTTAATAAAGTAGTAGCTGTTGCTGCAGACCTTGCAAAAAAACAACCTGCTTTATTTAAAAGGAGTACTATAACTATAGAGGATGCTGTAACTGGGAAAAAAACAAAGAAAAAAGAAACAGTAATCTCAAAATTATTAGATGTTGCAGTTAGTAAAGATTTAAATGTAAGGACTCAGTTTGCTGACGCATTAAGTAAATATGGAATGACTCAAGAACAATTGATATTAATAACAGTGGGTCAAGCATCAGAGTTTGGTAGAGGGCTTAGACAAATACGTACCATTATGGACGGTATTAATCCTAAAGATTTAAAAGCACATCGACAAGCCCAAGCTGCCCTAGAACAAGAAGGCAAGTTTCGTAACTTTATAATGCGTGTAGAAAATATACGTAGAGGTCTCATGGTTTCTAGTATAGCTACGGCTGCAAGAAACTTTCAGTCAGCAGGTATTCGTGCTCCACTTGAGGGTCTTGGTAATGTAATGGACACTGCCATTAAAGATGCAACAGAAGGTGGCATGAGTAGTGGTCTTAAATCTTTAGTGTCGGGTACAAACTGGTCAGGTTCTTTTAATCATATGCGTTATATCTTTAGGAATCCTAGAGCAACTAAACTTATGTCTGACTTTGTATTTGAACAAAAAGGAATGGATGCTTTTAACGATAAACTATTTGGTCAAATAAATGAGATACGTAGAAATACAGGCGGTGGCACTGGTACTGCAGTAGATAAAACATTTACTAAAATAGAAGGAGTTGTTGACTTTTTAAATACACCTAACAGAGTACAAGAATTTACTGTGCGTAGGGGTATAATGTTTGGTGAGCTTGAAAGGTTAATGAAAAGAGATTGGAATGTAGATTTATTTGATACAGTAACTGATGGTAATATACATAAGTTAATGAACAATGCTCCAGAGTTTAGACCTAAAGGAGATAACGTACCGTCCTTCTCAGAACTTATGGATCAAGCTACTCGTAGAGCACTAGATGTAACCTATGCTAAACAACCAGACACTAAATTGTTTAAAGACTTAACTAGAATAATAACAGAAAATGGTCTAACAGTTATCATACCCTTTCCTAGATTTATGTTTAACTCTATAGAACTAATGGCTCAGTACGGTGCAGGTGCATCTATACCTATCACTAAAAAACTAACATCTTTAATGCGTAAGAATGTAAGTCCTGACGGTGTAATAACAGCAAGAGATAGAGAACTTATATCACGTAATATAATAGGTATGTCTATGGCAATGGCTGCATATCAGTGGAGAACATCAAGCAATGCTTCAGAAAACTACAAGCTAGTAGATGATAAAGGCAATAAAACAAGCCTAGATGTAACACCTCAGTTTCCTTTAAGGCAGTATTTGTTTATAGGAGAGTCCATTAAAAGACTTAAAGAGGGTACGTTTGATGATTGGTTTGATGCTAAAGATTTCACTGAAACCTTTGCAGGTACTAATGTACGTGCAGGTACAGGTAATGCTATCATTGATGAGATAGCTGAATTTGCAGCAGGGGGTAACGATTTAATTGGAGAAGAAAGAAGAGCTAAAGCTGCAGGTAGATTTGTAGGTCAATACTTATCTTCTTGGGGAGTACCTTTTGCTCAAATACTAGACGGTCAAAGAGCAGTAGGTGCTAGAAATATGGAATACAGAGACATGGCAGAAGACCCAACCTTAGATGCTATGGATACATTTATTGCAAATATTAAACGTCCATTTAAACAACGTGGATTTGGTGTATCGGCTGAAGAAGAAAGTCAAATGCCTTTACGTCAGAGTTTATTTCAAGAGGGTGAAACAAAAGAACGTGGACCTATGCTAGGTAGGCTATTGTTTGGTTTAAATATGACAGAAACAGATTCTATAGAAGGACAATATTTATCTAGTTTAGGTTTTAGAGATTATAAGTTAGGTAGTAGATCAAAGATACCTAGTGTTAGAAATTTTGAAAACAAAATGTTAAGAGCTTCATTGCCTAGTGTAGTAGAAGTTGCTAGAGAATTAGAAGAAACATACAAAGAAGAATATCAAGACGAATCAGCAACTGTAAAAGAAACAGAAACATTAAAAGGTTATGTAGCAGATAAAGTAAAAGTAGATATTTCTAATATAATAGACGACCTTAAAGAAGAACTAAAAGAATCTAGTTATGCGGAAAGTAATAATCCTTTATATCTTTCTTCTCAACAATCCTTTAGAGCACTTAATAAAAATCAGCAAAAACGTGCAATGACATTGTTTAAATCTCAAATGAATAGACTTCCTAAAGTTAGTCCTACCGATCAAGGCATAGAGGATTTACAAATACTAATAGAATTAGGCAAGACTATCTAGTATCTCCACTACCACTTATAGTACCTTTTTTCTTTCTGTTCTGTAACTTTATTTCATTTTGTGATGCAATCTTACCAAGAGATATGCCCAAGTCATCTGCTAGTACGGCACAGTACCATAGCACATCGCCTATCTCGCTACCTATCTCTTCCTTCCATTCCTTTGGTAAGGAACTTGTGCCATCTCTCACCAATTTTTTAACTTTATTAGCTACCTCACCTGCTTCCCCTGCAAGTCCTAGTGCAGGGTAAAGTATCTTATGTGTTGCAGGATAAATTGCTGTTGTCTTTGCTATTCTTTGATACGAATTAAAATCCATTGAGTACTTCCTTTCTAACCAACCGTTGACTTCATCTTGTAGTGCCTGTTCGTGATGTGGCATTAGACCTGTTCTGCTCATACTTAACTACCTTTCTTAGCTTATCAAAGTAGGCTTTGCTAAAACCTCTTTCCCATTCACGATATTGCATCGTGTCTTTGTGAAAGGGATTGGCTACCCTACCACGTTGAAAGTCTTCTGATCCTCTCTTATACTGTATGATAAGAGGTGCATCATACTTACCTAAGTTATGTCTTGCTCTATTGTTTCTCATATCAAGCTCCTATATCTACTATCTCACAAACATCTCCACTACAGGCAAAGGTTTGACTACCTGCTGTAGTGTCTTCTTTTTCATAGTCCATCAATCTATTCCAATCTATATTCTCTGGACTACTTTTTAACATAACATGATACTCTTCCTTTGTGCAGTCTTGATAGGGTGCTTGTTGGTAGACATGATCTGAGTGTGGTAAAAATGACACACCTGACATTTCATTAAAATACTTGTAGACAAATGCACCTACGTCCATCCATTCATGGTCACGTACTGTAACGGTACAGCTAGGTTTATGCTCACACCATTCCTGTTGATACATAAGCCACATAGTTAATTGATCTACTGCTGACATGTCGTTACGTGTAGTAGAGTTATCAGGTGACTTCATAGGAAAACTAAATACCGTAGTGGCATCAGGCTTCATAACGTCAGGCTCATTTGGTATGCCTTGGTCAATCATAAAGTTAGTAAGTGGGTCTTTGTTATCCCCACGTACAGTTCTAATGTAGTATTCGCTATGTCTAGCGTGTATACCACTTGCACTGTCGCATAACTGTGATACTGTGCCACTAGGTTTAACACAGGTAATAGCTGTTGACTGTGGTATGTTCCACTTCTTAGCGTACTCTTTATTTGTGTCCACAGCTACCTGTCTTAACATCCGTAACCTATCGCAAAGGTATTCGTCTTTGCCGTTGGTTAAAACATTATCCATAATACCTGTAAGAGACACACCTAAGAGTCTTTCTTCCTCTGTGTTATCAGCCCATACTTTTCTAAGATAAGGAAACTTAGTAAGTGTAGCTTGTGCTGTACCTAGTATGGTGGCTAATCTAATCTTGCGAGATAGGTCTTTGTTAGTATCAGTAGAACGTATAACAACCTCAGTAAGGTTACAAAATTGGTATGGACGTAATATTATTTCACTGCAGGGATTACAACCAAACTCGTAATTAGAATCTCTTCTACCATTCTTGTCTGCTTGTTTCTTTGCAGCAACCCTATTGAATATACCACGCTCACCTGACTTAGATTCAATAAGAGATGTCCACTCACGCATAAATGTTTCAGCATCTGGCTTGTCTGTATACGAAACAGAATTGTTAGATAACGCCATGTGTGGTGCAGTATCCCACCATTGTCCTGACTTAGCTTGTCTCATACGTATGTCTGACAGGTTACTCAAGCTAATCATAGCTGACCTACGTACACCACCTACAACTACTACCTCACCTATCTTACACATGAGAGAGTGACAGTCGTAGCTTGTTAGCTTCTTACCTGCATTGTTAGTAAACAGATTAATTGTAAAGTTAAACAGGTCAACCAAAGGTGCAGGTCCACTAGCTCTACCACCAAAGGTTTTAAGCCTAGCTCCTGCAGGTCTAACTTTACTGACGTTGTACGTGGGTATTTCTCCTGCATACAGTAAGGCAATCAGTTGACGTAAGCCTTTAGCCCACCCTTCTTTACTGTCTTTAATGACTATTGTAGTGTCGCTTTTAAACAACTTCTCTGGTATCTCTGGTAGTTTGTTTATGTACTCTCGTTCTACAGAGAATCCTACACCTGTACCACACAATAATATGTACATAGCTTCATCGAAAGATTTAGGGTCATCTACTGGTAAATAGCTACAGTTGTATCCTGCTGTGTTATCTCTTGTTAATGCTTCTCCTGCAGTCATCATGGCTCTCATACTAGGCATGACTTCTAACCCCAAGATAGCCTGTTCAATGTCGGTCTTATCCTGTTTAGAAAACTTAACCTTGTCATGCATGTAGTCCACGTAGCGTGACACTGTTTCACTCCATGTTTCTCTACGTCCTTCATCGTCTAGCCATCGTGCATAACGTGATGTAGCTATGAAGTTTTGATAGTCGGTTGGTAGCATATTGTTCATGTTTATTACTCCGTAATAGTTTTAATTGATTGTATTTTAATGCCATCTATATCATAGATGTGTTGCTCTAGGCTCTGTTCTATTTCTTCATCGACCATTCCATCAGCAGGAACTGGATACTCTTCCTCGTCAATGTCAAGAACTAAAAATATTTTAACTCTCATTGTCTTGTTTCTCTGCAATTAATAACTCAAGATACCAGTTAGCTTTCTTCAAGTCCTCTACACCGTTCTTGTATCGGTATCTCCATAAGTACTTCATTACATTACCTTGTAGATAATACTCAAAGCCCTCTCCTGTAGCTGCTCGTAAAGCATCAATGCATTCTACACCATACTGATTATAGTGTGGTGGATGATTTACCATATCATCTTTAGGTAGATCGAATGTATCTTCAGTACTATGTACTGGCATTCCATTTATAGTTAGAGAATCTATTCCTGTTTTGTCATCAAATATTTTCATGTTAAGCACTCCCATCTACTTTAGTATTAAAACGTAATCTAATTACATTTGTGTTAGGTTCTTTTGTTACTGTTGGTACAGGTATATCTACCTTGGTCATTTCAGATTCGTAATATTCTAGTACCGCTTCTCTAAATTCTGTATCCTCTTCCATCATAGGTACGCATGAACATAACATGTTTGTAAATTGTAGCATACCACTATAGTCACGGTCATTTAGTTTGTCTGACTCTGATGCTATTATACCTACAACTACCTCTCCTGTCCACTTATTATTTTCGTCTAACTTTGGGTGCAAACGAATAGCAAAGTCTTCAGGTTTTAAATTAAAAAATACTTTGTCTGTCATTGGTATCTCCTTTTTATTTTTGTACCAGAAAACTTTATAAACTTAGGATATTTATCTTTACCTTTTTCTTTTAGCCATTCTTCAGGTATGATTCTATCATAGTAATCAAAGTCGTATTTATTGCACCACTGATAGTACCTAGTCTTAGCTCCCTTGCGTAGCTTACGATTACTGTTTTCAAAAACAAAACGTATATCTAATTCAGGATGTTGCTTCTTAATAGCAAGATGTTTCTTTCTATCTGCAGCCGTAAACATACCTTTTGTTTCAATTATAATTCCATTATACAGCACGAAATCTGGAGTGTAGGTTCTATATGTAAGGTCTTCCCATTCTATTTTCAAGGCTTCATACTTGTATTTACATTTCTGCTCTTTCAAATAGTCAGCTACCTTTAGTTCAAGACCACTACGGTATCCATACTTTCGTGCTGCAATAAATTGTTTAGCGTCCACTATGCAAACTCTTCTGACAAGGACAAGTAGGATACCATCTTAGGTTCTCTTGCCTGTGACTTTACAGCAGGGCGTTCTGTTATATTCCAACAGTCTTGTCTGTAGGAACAGAACCTACACCCACTGTTTAAAACAGTGTTACCTGTAGGCTTACCTCTAAAGTATTCAGCCACTGGCTCAAAGCAC